CCATGGCACGGCGTAGCGCAAGGCAGATGGCGGACCAGTACTACCCGCCGCTTTCCATCTCAGAGCAGGACACATGGGCGCATCCCGTGGACTACTCGCTGCCAAAGAGGGGGCTGGCGGAGAAGCTGCGCAGGCTGATGAGGAGGCGCGATGGCGGGCGGAAGTGACGCGATGCAGATGCAGCTCCACTTCGGGCTATCCGATGCCGAGAGGGCGGCGTACGACGCCGCCTACTGGGTGCGCGACAACCGCGAGGCTTTCAAGGCGCTCATGGCGGTCATCCACCGCCAGGTCGATATGGGCAACCCGTGCGTGAAGCAGGGCGAGATCGAGTCCTACATCAGGCAGTCGGGCATGAAGCTGGACGTGCTTGGGGAGTTCAGCCACAACCGCAACCTCTACCCCGGTCTAACCCGCTACATGGTGATGCTCAGGCCGAGGCTGGCACGCTCCATACGGTTCCGCAAGTCGAAGCTGGACGGCATCGACCTCATCCCGATCTGGCACGAGGTCGTAGACCCGAGGACGGTGTTCCTTGCGAAGGACAGGTTCGAGGCCGAGCATCTCGCCGAGACGGGGGATGCGGGGGCCGCATGATACAGAAGTTCACCATCCCGGGCAGGCTCATGGGACGGAACGAGTTCGACTACGTGTCGAGGAGCCATTGGTCGAAGGCCAACGAGGCCAAGAGGGCAGAGCAGGAGCGCGTCATATGGGCTATGAGGGAGGCTGGGGTAAGGCCCGTCTCGGGTCCCGTCGAGATCGCGTTCAACTACTTCGAGAAGCGGCAGCGCAACGGAAGGCTCCGCGATTGCGACAACATCCACGCGGGTGCAGTGAAGGTTGTGCAGGACGCCATGAAGCAGGCGGGAATCATCCCAGACGACAACCCCAAGTGGGTGCGCAACACCTACCCGTGGTTCGCGTTCAACCAGGGCAACCCGAGGATAGAGGTGACGATAGCAGACTACGACCCGAACGGCAGGACGGTCTACTTCCCGCCGATAGAGGGCCTGGATTAGGAGGAGACATGGATAAGAAGAAGATTGATGAGGCCAGCTTGTTCGTCAGCATCGAACTGTCGAGTCACAATCTTACCGAGGCCGAACGGCTGGCGGCGCTCAACCGCGCCATGGAGATCGAGTTGGAAAAGATCAATTCGTTCTACGACATCAGGCTGAAGAGCGATGCGGAGGTTGCTGCGGCCATCGCCGATGCGTTCGACGAGCTCGCAGACGCCCTCAAGAAGAATGGGGAGTGCTGATGGAGGGGCAAACCATGTTCGCAGGTCGCGTAAGGAGCGTATCGGCCGACGAGAGGAAGTTCGAGGTGCGGATACTCGTCGATATCGCGGACGTGTCCGCATGCGAGGACCTCTTGGCATCCAGGGGGAAGCGGATGCTCTTCACGATGGAGGATTCGCAGTACCAGCTCGACACGGACGGCTGCCATGAGTAGCCCGTACACCGAGGTCCGCTACAAGACCGACGAGGAGTGGCGCGAGGCCAGGAGGCATGGGATAGGCGGCTCGGACGTGGCGGCGATCATGGGCATCAACCCATGGAAAAGCCCGTTGGAGGTGTGGTTGGAGAAGACCGGCAGGGCCGACCCGCCCGACCTCTCCGGCAAGCAGAGCGTCGAATGGGGCAACAGGCTGGAGGCGGCGGTTGCCGACAGGTTCGCCGAGGCCCATCCCGAGCTGAAGGTGCTGAGGAAGAACTGCACGATGATATCCAAGGACAGGCCGTGGGCGATAGCGAACATCGACCGCGAGCTTAGGGGCGACGGGCGCGGCATCCTCGAAGTCAAGACCGTGGGGCTGAGGAGCGAGGGCCTTTGGGTATACGGCCCGCCCGAGCACTACCTCGCGCAGGTCCAGCATTACCTGTCGGTGACGGGATGGGACTTCGCATGGGTCGCATGCCTCATAGGGGGCCAGGAGTACCGCGAGTACCCCATCCGCAGGGACGAGGAGGACATAGCCGCCATAGACAGGGCCGTCGACGGGTTCTGGAACGGGTACGTGGTCCCGGGCGTCATGCCCGCCATGACGGGCGGCGGCGGCGAGGCAAAGGCGCTCCTCGACCTGCATCCCCAGGGGGAGGGCTACGTGCCCGTGCTCGACGCCGACCTGCCGATACTCGGCGAGAGGATTGCGCTCGGTGCCGAGAAGAAGAGCCTCGAAGCCCGCATAAAGGCGATCGACAACGAGCTGAGGTCCCTCATCGGGGACGCGAAGGGCATCGAGAGCGAGTCGGTCAGATGCACATGGGTGCGCAGCAGGGCGAAGAAATTCGACGAGAAGCGGCTCAAGGAGGAGCGCCCCGAAATCTACGAATGCTACGAGGAGGAATACGACAGGGACGGCGGCATGAGGCTGTCGCCCGCCAGAGATTAAGGAGGAGAAGATGGGAAAGGTATCGGAAGCCGCCCAGGGCATGGAGATGGCACCTGCGAACCCCAGGCAGGGGATAGCCAGCCTCCTGCAAAGGCAGTGGCCCCGCATCGAGGCGGTTATGCCGAAGCACATGAGCAGCGAGCGGATGTACCAGCTCGCTGTGAGCACGGTGAACCAGACCCCGCAGCTCGCCGAGTGCGATGTGAACTCGCTGCTCTCGTGCGTGATGAAATGCTCCGCGCTCGGGCTGGAACCCAGCGCGGTGGACGGCCTGGGAAGGGCCTACATCCTGCCCTACCGCAACAAGGGGAGGATGACGGCGACGCTGATCGTCGGCTACAAGGGCATGCTCGACCTCGCTAGGCGGTCGGGCGAGATAAAGGACATCTCCGCCAGGGCGGTGTACGAGGGCGACGAGTTCGAGTACGAGTTCGGCCTGGACGAGAAGCTGCGGCACAAGCCCGCGAACCGCCAGCACGGCAAGGACGAGAAGCCGACGCACGTGTACATGGTCGCCCATTTCAAGGACGGCGGGCACTACATGGACGTGATGACGCAGGAGGAGGTCGAGGCAATCCGCAAGCGTTCCAAGGCGTCCAACAACGGGCCGTGGGTGACGGACTACGAGGCGATGGCGAAGAAGACCGTCATCCGAAGGTCGTTCCCGTACCTGCCCGTCTCGGTGGAGGCGCAGACGGCTGCTGCGGCCGACGAGACAACGCCCGACTACTCGGGCATCCTCGACCCCGTGATCCCCGACGAGGCGTTGCCCGAGCCGGAGGTGGAGGTCGAGCCCATCGACGACGGCGGCGGGTTCAGGAAGGCCGTGTGCCGCTCCTGCGGGAGCGTGTTCACCGCAGCTCCCGACGCCGAGCTTTCCGACCTCAACCAGCTCGTGTGCTGCGAGACGCCCGACTACGAGTGGGCATAGGGGTGATGGGGAATGCCAAGCGACATCAACAGGGTCATCGTATCGGGGCATATGACGAGGGATGCCGAGCTGCGCCAGACCGCATCTGGGATGGCGATACTGTCGTTCGGCCTGGCCGTGAACGACAGGCGCCGCAACGCCCAGACAGGCGAGTGGGAGGACTATCCGAACTTCCTGGACTGCTCCATGTTCGGCAAGCGGGCAGAATCGCTGTCCGAATACCTCTCCAAGGGCATGCAGCTCACCGTCGAGGGGAAGCTGCGCTACAGCAAGTGGGAGAAGGACGGCGTCCAGAAGTCCAAGGTCGAGATCATCGCCGAGGAGGTCGTCCTGCCGCCACGACAACAGCAGCCGCAGGCGCAACCGCAAACATACCCGCAGCAATACCAGCCGCAGCCGTCGATCTACGACGAGGACATACTTTTCTAAGCAGTAAAGAGGTCGATAAATGCCAAGACAAAGAATGGTGAAGCCCGAGTTCTTCGATTCGGAATCGCTCGGAGCATGCTCTGTCGCGGCCCGGTACTGCTTCATCGGCCTTTGGGTCAACAGCGACGACTACGGGAACCAGAAGATGCAGCCGAGGAAACTCAGGCTGAGGATATTCCCCTACGACCGCATGGACGACTCGGGATTCATGGAGCTGCTAAGCGAGTTGGAGAGGGTCGGCTGCATCAAGGGCTACGAGATAGACGGGGCGAGGTACATCAACATACCGAACTTCGCCGTGTACCAGACGGTCAACAGGCCGACGAAATCGAGCATACCCGAACCGCCCGAGAAGGTAGCGAAGGCGCATCGGACGGACGTTCTCGATACATGGATGAGCGGTAACGGAGCATTCAGTGAGCGTTCACTGCTCAGTGAGTGCTCACACACGGCTCAGCCTAAAGAAAGAAAGAAAGAAGGAAGCAAAGGAGTCCTTAAAGACTCCTTTGCTAAGGAAGATGGCGCGTCGGTCGGAGCGGCTGCGGCAGAGGCCGCACCGCCCTCCGCGCCGATCTGCCCTCTGTGCTCGAAGCCCCTCAAGTCCAGGTTCACGCCCGAGGGCATCGAGTGGACTTGCGAGCTGTGCGGGAAGGTGAAGGAGCCGGCGTTCGGGGCGCCTGGAAGGGGGGAGCGATGAGCTACATCCCAGAGGCGGGCAAGCTGAGGGGGCTGTCCTACGAAACCGCGTCCCTCTACGGCATGCCGCACCTAGGCGCGAGCTACGCAAGGGACGATGTTGACTCGAACAGGCTCGAAGCGGGCGCGAGGTGCATCTGCTGCGGGAGGATCGCGAGAAACTCGCACCATGAGCCGCCGAAGTCGAAGGGTCGCAACTTCCTGCTCGTCACCGAGTGGGGCCAGTTCGTCCTGAAGCCCGCGCTCATCGCGTTGTGCGGCAGCGGGACCACCGGTTGCCACGGCAGGCGTCACGAGAGGCGCTGGACGGTCAGGTGGGAGTGGGATTCCGACGAGATAGCCGAGAAGTGGTGGAACGGCTACTGGCTGTCCCACGGGTACGCGCCGAACTCGCACAAGCTGTTCAGCCTCGGGCGCTACGTGTTCGAGTTCGACGAGGGCGAGAAGGAGGTCAGGTTATGAGCGGCTTTAAGGCGCGCACGGTAGATGGGTTCACGCTGTCGATTCCCGAGAAGCCGACGCTGAAAAGGTTGGCGGAGCTTAACGGAGAGCCGCCATGGACGCTCGATATCCCGTATCCGGACATTCTTCCCGAGGAGGCAATCGGCCTCATCGGGTCTGTACGGATGAACGGCGTCGTGTTCCGGCGGGAGCGCAGCTTCCGCGAGCAGTACTGCGGGCTCCGCGCAATGGGGCTATCCCATGCGGAGGCCTGTGCCGAGATGGGGATAGACGAGGACGGATAGGAGGTCGCCTATGGGATACGCGATATACAACGAGGACTACATCGACACCGTGGAGCGGCTGTACCGCGCGGATGAATGCGTCGATCTCGTAATAACCTCGCCTCCGTACAACACGAACAAGAAGCAGGGCAGGTCGCGCACCCTGCTCAACACGGAAGACGGCGGCTCGCAGCCGTGGGTGAGGTACGACACGGTCCAGGACGATATGACCAATGCCGAGTACTGCGACTTCCTGTGCTCGTTCATGGTGGACATGGATTGCATCGTCAAGTGGGGCGGCGTCGCGCTCGTGAACCTGAGCTACGGCAACGAGAACCCCTGCGGCATCTGGGAGGCCGTCGCCGCCGTCATCGAGGGGACGCCATGGACGGTGGCGGACACCATCGTGTGGAAGAAGCGCAACGCGATGCCGAACAACTGCTCGCCGAACAGGCTGACGCGCATATGCGAGTTCGTGTTCGTCTTCGCGAGGAAGGACGAGCTTCCGTACTTCCATGCGAACAAGGAGGTGCGGTCGATACGCAAGACGGGCCAGAAGTCCTACGGCTCGATTCCGAACTACGTGGAGGCGGCGAACAACGACGGGCCGTGCCCGTACAACAAGGCGACGTTCAGCTCGGAGCTGGTCTTGAAGCTGCTCGGCATGTACGCGCCGCAGGGGGCGCTCGTGTACGACCCGTTCATGGGCAGCGGCACGACCCTGGTGGCATGCGAGGCGGCGGGCTACGACTCGATCGGCAGCGAGATAAGCGAGCGGCAGTGCGAATGGGCTGCGAAGAGGCTTGAGCGCAGCACGGGAACTGAGGAGATGGGGGAATGATCACGGCCGCGCATCTCGGGGAGGCGTGGCTATGACG